ATGCTGATGCCTTAAAACTTTTAGGTAAATATGAAATACAAGATAAATGGGAAATAGAAAAAGGTCTTTTATGGTCTGATTATACTATGTTGAATAAAATTACATCTATGGGAATTAGTAAAGACACAATAGAAGACTTAAAACTAGGTATTATAAAAGAAGGAAATTATAAATACTTAGGTATTCCAGTTTATTATAACAATATCTTAGTTGATGTTAGAAAGTATAACATTATGAAATATGAGGGACAGCCTAAAATGATGTCAAGGGAAGGAGCTATTACTGGATGGATAATACCTTATGATAAATTTTTATCTAGTGATAATACTTGTTACTTCTTTGAAGGTGAAAAAGATATGATGATGGCTAGAGAATTAGGTATTAATGCTTACACATTTACTGGTGGAGCAGGGGCTAAACCTAATAACTATGTCATTAATTCATTTAAAGATAAAAACATAGTAATATGTTATGATAATGATGATGCTGGACAAAATGGTATGGAAAGCATTTATAAAGAATTAAAAGATATTGTAAAAAGCATAAAATACATAGATATAGGAGATGTTGTAAAAGAGAAAAAAGAAGATTTTTATGATTATATAAATAAATATAATGGTAATGTATTTGAGTTCTACACTCTTGAGCAACATCCTTTTAATTTAACTGAAAACGATAAAGTAAGATTAATTACAATAAAAGAGGCATTAAAAGACAGCAAATTAAAAAAAGATTTAAGAAGTTTGATAACAGTTACAAGTGAGTTTTCAGACCCTTACTCAGTACCTACAGTTGTAGAGATAGAAAAAATGAAAGACACTATGACTAAATCTGATACAATGTTTGAAGGAGAAAAAAGAGTTTGGTTCTTAGAAAAACAAAATATGCAAGATATGTTAGAACTGATAGAAGTAAATGCAAAAAATGTAGAATTAGAAAGTAAATTTAAAAATTATTTAAAAGTACCTAGTAAAGAACCAGCTATTGAGATAAGAGCTAAAGAGCCAAAAACAATATTTAAATCAGTTATATCTGATAAAGATAATGATGGTTCTGGTGTTAGTTTAGATATTTATAGTTTTGAGAAATTAAATGTAGGAAGTCAATATGTTATAGATTATAGAATATATCCACACCCTACAAAAAATCAAAAGTTAATAGCTGTAGCCTTTAATATTAAAATGGTTAATGATAATAATAATTATGTAGCAAATAAACAACTATTAAGTAAGTTTAAAAGTGAAGGTAATATTGAGCAAAGACTTAATAAATTATATGAAAGTGCTAAACATCATGTTGCCAAACATTTGAATTATGATATATGGTTAATGACTGATTTAGTATTTAATAGTATATTAGATTTCAACTATGGTGAAGTGATGAGAGGTGCTTTAGATGTGTTTTTCTTAGGAGATACACAAGTAGGTAAATCTGAAACAACAAGTAAAATGACAGAGTTATATAGTTTTGGTCATTTCTTATCATTAAAGACTTCAACTACAGTTGGTCTTATTGGTGGTTCAAATAAAGTAGATGGTTCATTTTGTAACACAATAGGTGCTATACCTAGACAACATAAAAGACTTGCTATATTAGAAGAATTTAGTGGTGCAAGACCAGATTTTATAAAGACTATGACTGATATAAGGTCAAGTAATGAACTTAGAATATCTAGAGTTAGTGGAGAACTTGTAGTACCTTGTAAACTTCGTATGATAACTATTTCTAACCCTATTAATGATGAGGCTGGAAACCCTAGATTTTTAAATACTTTCCCAAATGGTGTCATGCCATTAATGGAACTTATTAAAAGTGCTGAAGATGTAGCTAGATATGATGGTTTTCTTCTTATACCTAAAGTAGAAAATAGATTTAACCCATTTGCTTATCAACTTACTGGAGAGCCAATTCCTAAAGAATGTTATGAAGAAAAAGCTAATTGGGTTGTTACTAGAGGTATAGATAATGTAAAGTTTGCTGATGGTGTAGAAAGTTATATTTGGGAAAAATCTGAAGAACTTAATAAATTATTTGAGTGTAATTTCCCATTATTTGGAACTACTACAAGTAAAAAGTTAGCAAGATTTTGTGTAGCTTTAGCAAGTTTAGTTATGGAAGTTGATGAAAGTTATGAAAATATTATAGTTACTAAAGAGATAGTTGATTTTATGACTAATTATTTAATTAAGATTTATACAAGTCCTGTATTCAAATTAAGGGAATATGCTTTAGATTATAGAGCATATAGTGAATATAATGATAACGATATTAAAAACTTACAAGATTTATATGCTCACAATTCTACATTTATTGACTTTATTGGTACACAAAATAGAACAACTAGAAGTAATTTACTTAGTATTAGTGGTTTAGAGAGTTCTAAGTTCTCACCATTATTCAATAAAATGGTTGCTTGTAAATTTATTAGACTTAATAATGATAATGTTTATCCTACTAATAAATTTAGAAAGGTTTATAATCTTATAGATAAATCTTTTAAAACTGATGTAGGTAATAAAGTATCTAACTCTAATGGTGTAGAGTTTATAAATGATTTGTAGAGGTGTATTATGATAGAATTTATTTTAGGGGGTTTGGTTTTATTTATTATATTATTTATTTATAGCTGCTTAGTTGTGGCACATAGATGTTCAGAAAGAGAGGAGAGAAATGGCAAAGGTTGAATTAACACAAGATTTACTAACAAAATACAGACAACATCCAAGAATATTAGAAGTAAGACTTATATTATTATTTGATTTATTTGAAAGAGAATTTGGCTATAATGGTGTTATGAATATATTTGATGGCTTATGCACTGGTTTTAAAAGAAGTAAAGAACTTTTAGATACTGTACTTGCTAGAAGATTTGATATAAAAAGAAAGTCTAAAACAAGTAAAATTAAATGGAGACAAGAAGTTATGTTTATGGGTATGTGTTATGGTGAAACACCCTATAAAGTTGCTAAAAATTATTTGTTAATACACCCTTCCAATTTTTATATGAATAAAGAGGTAAATGACCCTAGAGAATTTGTGACTGATGAGTGGTTAATGGCTTTAGATGACGAAGCTAAAATTGCCACAAATAAATTATATAGAGATGAAATTAAAGGTTTTCTAGAGGTTATAGATAGTCTCTCAAATGTATTATTGAAGTGGAAAGGAGAAAATGAATAATGTTTTTGCACCAAAAATTAAAATATGAATACAAACATTTAGAAACATTTGAAGAATTAAATAATGCTATAGATGATTTTGTCATTAATAAACCTAATTATATTGGGTTTGATACTGAAACAACTGGTCTTAATATAATAACTGACAAGCCATTTTTAGTATCATTTGGTTATAATAATAAAGTTTATACATTTGACTATAGACCTGATTTCTTTGGGCAATTAATAACTATGATAAAACAATTAGAGATACCATTATTTGCTCATAACGCTAAATTTGACTACCACATGGTTGCAAATGGTGGCTCTCCTATTCCAGATAATGTAAAACTTTATGATAGTATAACAGTTGCTAGACTTACTGAGAACGCTGATGAAAGAGAAAGTATGAGTTTAGAAGCTTTAGGTATTAAATATGTTGATGATGAAGCAAAGTTTGCTGGTCATGTTATTAAAGATATTATTCATAAAATAGATAAAGAAAATAGGGATAAATTAAAAGAAGGTCTTATAGAGACTTTTCCTAATGATAATTTTAGTACTACTACGAAAGATGGAAAAGTTAAGGGTACTGGTAAACTTACTGGAATTATTGAACAATATGAAAAGACTAGGACAAAATGGGTTAATGATGACAACCCTTATTTCCAATACATAGATACTCATTTTAAAAGAGCTAACTACAAAGATGTATATGATAGAGAGCCAGATTTAATGAGAAACTATGCTGCTGATGATATTGTTATAATGTTAGAATACCTAAAGAAAGCACTACCAGTATTAAAAGAAGTTGATAAAGATTTTAGAGTTCTTAAAAGAGAAGGAGAACTTATTAGAGCAGTTGCTTGTATGGAGAATACTGGTTTTAAAGTAGATGTAGATTATATTTTAGAAAGTAGAAAGAAAATAGTTGCTTATAGAGAATTGCTTTATTTAGAACTTAATATCTATACTGGAGAAACATTCTCAGTAGGACAACATAATGAAATTAAGAAATTACTTCTTAACAAATTCAAAGTTAAAACTGAGAAAGCTGATGAGAAAGCCCTTAAATACATCATAGATAATACTGATGATGAAATACTTATTAATATTTGCACAAATATATTAGAACTTAGAACACTTGATAAATGGTTGTCTACTTATATTGATGGTAAACTTAATGCTGTTGTTAATGGTAGAATATACACTGATATTAATAACAATGGTGCTGTTAGTGGTAGAGTTAGTTGTGATATGCAACAACAACCAAAAGAAGGTCTATATGATAGAGACGGTAATGAATTATTTCATCCAAGAAGAGCCTTTATATGTGATGAAGGATATAGATTATTCTTTATAGATGAAAGTCAAATGGAACTTAGAGTACAAGCACAATTTACAATTTTTCACAGTAAAGAACCAGATATGAGTTTATGTAGAGCATATATGCCTTATAAATGTTATAATGAAGTTACTACAATGTTTGATTTTAATAACCCAGAACATTTAAAACATTTTAGTGAAAAGAAATGGTATGAGTGTGGAACTGGTAAAGAGTGGACACCTACTGATTTACATAGTGAGACAACTAGACACGCATTTCCAGACTTAGACCCTAATAGTGATGAGTTTAAAAAGAAAAGAAAACTAGGTAAGAGATGTAACTTCCTTAAAGTTTATCAAGGTGGTGTGAACGCACTAAGAGACAGTCTAGAAGTTAGTCAAGAAGTTGCTCAGGCACTAGATGATGCTTTCTATAAAGCATTTCCTAGAATTAAAGATTATCAAGACTGGGTTAATGAACAATTAACTACCTATGGTTTTATAGAAAACTTATATGGTAGAAGGTATTATATGGAAGATAGTAGACAATTTTATAAAGGTTGTAATTATTTGATACAAGGTACTTGTGCTGATATGGTTAAAACATTTGAGATAAATATATGGAAATATATTAGAGATAATAATTTAGGTATTAAAATGGTGCTTCCAGTACATGATGAGTTAATATTTTTAGTACCTTATGGTGAAGAAAACTATGTTAAGGACTTAAAACACATAATGGAAGACACTTTAGATGTAATAAAGAATGTTCCAATGATAGCAGAAGTAGAGATGTCTGAAACAAGTTGGAAAGATAAGAAAGGATATGAATTTGAATGAAAGAATTAACTAAAAAACAACAAGAAGTGTTTGATAAAATTAGATTTTATATAAAAAATTATAAAAAACCACCATCTATAAGAGATTTATGTTTCTTATGTGGTGTTAGTAGTACTGCTACTATATATGTACATTTGCAAAAACTTAAAGATAAAGGTTATATTGCTTATAATAAGGGGGAGCATAGGTCAATAGTGGTATTGAAAAATGAGTAATACTATTGAGAAAGTTGTACAAAATAAAATAATAGCTTATTTAAAGCGTAAAAGAGTGTATCATTTTCGTTTTCAAGCACAGTATAATCTAAATGGACTACCTGATATAATTTGTCTCTATAAGGGCTTCTTTTTAGGCTTAGAATTGAAGAGAGAAAATGGTGGTGCTCCAACTCAGTTACAATTAAAGAAAATAAAAGCTATAAATGACAATGGGGGAATTGGTGTTATAGTAAGAAGTGTTGAGGAAGTAGAAGAAATTCTCAACAATATAGATAGAGGTTTATATGAAAAGAAGTAAAAAATATGAAAAATTTAAAAATAATAACACTAATGACAACCAAGAAGACTATTTAAGAAAACAATGTTATAAACTTATAGACAGAATTGTAGCAACTGGAGAAATAAAAAGAAATGATTTATTTGTTGCTCTAGCAATAAGACTTAATATACCAATTAATGAGTGTTATATTAAAAAATTTGATAGAAAATTACTTGAAAAAGCAGTAAAAGAATTAAATTATATGCTATAATTGTGCCAAATTTGAAAAACATGTGATATAATGTAATTACTGAGAGATGATACTCAGTGCTCAACGATAATCATACACAGCTAATTGGCTGTGTTGAGTAGATATAAAATATGAAATTGTTAATCATATTACTTTGTTTGTTAACCAAAGTGTTATATCTATTCAGTACAACTAATTAGCAAAAGAAAAGGAGAAGTGATAAAATGAAAGAAAGGTTTGATTTAGTTGCTAGTAGTTTAGGGTCATATTTTGGTTGTGGCTTTAACACTATAGAAGAACAATTAGAAATTGACTTAGGTAAAACTACTAAAGAAGTAGACCAAGAAGCTCAAGATAGAATGAATTTAGGTAATGCTATGGAAAATGGGTGTCTTGATTATTTTGAAAAGAAACTTAATATTTCTATTGATGAAAGAAATAGTGAATATAAATATACTGTTAATGGTTTATTAAAATGTAAAAGAGATGGTAGAACATTTCTAGATGGTGTAGAAACTGGTGTAGAAAATAAATATTCCAACTCTAAATCTAAATGTTTTACTGATGATTTTGGTTATGAATTACAATGTCAAGCGTATATGATGGCTTGGGGGTTAGACCAATGGTTGCTTTGTGGTATGTGGCAAGGTCAACCTAGAATGAAAATAATTAAAAAGAACGAAGAACTACAAAAAGATATTGAAGATTTAGTTACAAGAGTTGCCTCTATTCTTATGGGTATTTCATCTATAGAAGATTACCCATGGGAGATAGTTGAAAAGTATTCTAAAGTTAATCATATTAAATCATTAAATGATGAAGATATAGAAGATTATGATAAAGAATTATTACATAGACTTGGAGAACTTAAAGAAGAAATTAAAGAAAAAGAAACTGAATGTAAAGAACTTGAAGAATATGCTAAATCACATTATACTGATAGTAAATATCAAGATGAAGATTATAAATATGTCATTTCCACTGGAGAAAGAAAAGGTGGTTTTGATGAAGATAAATTATCAATAGAACATCCAGAGATAGACTTGACACAATATAGAAAGCCTTCAACTAGCTATACTCAAATTAGAGTTACTAGTAGAAGATAAATTCCAACATTTGCACCTCCGAAAACTGAATGTTGAAGTGCTATCTCAAATGATAGCACATTAGGTACTAGTTTTATATTAAATTATTCAGATACAAAATGCACTCCTACTATTATTCATATTTTGTAAAACTATGTTGACTTTTAATAATTCAAATGAACTTTCTGAACTAGTACCTAATGTGGTGTCATTTGACACCAATATCACTTCAATTTGCTTTAAAAATTCACACAAGTCCTTTATTCTTAAATCGTTTTAATTGTCATTGTTTGGTTGTGAATGTGTTTGTGACAAAAGAAAAGAGAGTTTAAACTCTCTTTTTTATTTTATACCATACTTAGCAAATATAGCATTTATATTATCTATAGTGCTATTTTTATTTGCTTTCTTTAATTCATTTATGGTACTAAATTGGTAGCCTTGATTTTCATATTGTTTCATTATATTTTGTAATTGCTCTATTTGTTCATAAGTTCTACTCAATTTATCAGTATCAACATTACCCTCTATTGTAAGGTTATTACTCAATGCACTTAATGGGTTACCTTCTCTAAATGCTGTGACACCTCTATCTAATTGTTTTAATGGTGTGTCTATACCAAATAAACTAGATAGAACTTCTTGACCAGTACCAGTATTTAAACCAGGTATTCCACTTAATAAATCTATATTACCTTGTTCATTTATTGGTTGTCCAGTAAATACATTAGTACCAGTTGCTAATTCAAATGGCAATTTAATCATAGATGATGTTCTATTTACTAGAGAATTAATTGGGTTACTTGCTATATCAGTTAAATCTCCAAATGGTAATTGAGCTCTAACAAATTTATATTTACCATCTTTTCCTATAGTTGGAATTGGTATATACATATTATCTTTCAAATAATCTTGCATATTATCATAAGCTTCACCATAACTATTAGTAAGACTATTATAAGCTTTCATTAATTTGTTATAGTTTTGTAAGTTGTCTCCCATATTACTTATTTGAAAAGCTAAGTTTTTCTTTGTAAATGTATAGAAAGGAACAATTCTTTTCATAACATTTTTCTCAAATGCTGTCAAATCTTGTGGGTCAAATAATACTTTGCTAACAGCCTCACCAGCAGCCTTAGCTTTTGATAACTTATCAGTACCTTCAGCAACTATTCCTAACCCCTCTAAATATTTAGGGTTTTCCATAGCATTTAAGAATGTAGCATATTTAAATACTTTATCTTCAGTAGAGTTAAGATTAGCCATGAAACTTCTTACATTATCTAATGGTAATTTAGCACCTTTCTTATCCATTTTCTTGATAACACCATCTAAATCATATTTTTGAGCTATAGAAGCATTATCAAGTAAGTTTACATTTTCTTGGAAAAGTTTTAAATTATCAAATATTTCTTTTTCTTTAGTTGTTAATTGTGAATAGTCTGTAAGACCTCTTCTTAACAAATCTTCATATCCATTTAAATCAGATATTGCTTGAGACACATATTTAGAATAATCTTTCATGCCCATACCAGACATCATCATATTCATTGTATTACCAGTTAAGTTGTTCATTTGGTTTGTAAATGAAGCAGTTTTATTACCTTTAAAGTAATTCATAAAACCATCATACATTTTTAAGAACTCATTTTTTCTAGTAGTGTCTGTATTTATTTTTAATATATTTAATACTGTAGGGTCTACAGCCATATTGTCTAAATATTTTAAATCTTGAGCCATTTTAAGTAATTCTTTATTACCTGTTTTGTCTCCTGTTGACTGTAAAAACCTTACTAAATAATTCTTTGTGTCTTGGTCTAATTTCTTAAACCCAGCAGGAGCTTTGCCATTATCTAATAATCTAAATGGCGTATTATCTAAGAGTTGATTATATTCTTTTAATACTGAAGCTTTATCAATAGCTTCTTCACCAATTTTTCCAGTTCTCAAACCATCTCTTAACTCTCTCATTCTCTTAACATCACCAAAACCTTGGTTCATAAGAACTTCATCTATCATTTGTGTATTTTTAGCATATTTTGGCATATCTTCCATATATTTTGATACACCAGCCATAGCACTATCATTAAATAAATCAACATTATCTTGTACAAATTTCTTTCCTTCTTCTGATAAACCAGGCAAGTTCATAAGTTCTTGCTTTTTTAATATGTTTGCTTCACCTGCAGACATTTGATATTTTCTTCTATTAAGAGTTCCAGCACCTGTACCCATTCCAGAACCACTTGCTATTTGTTTTTGTATCTCAGAAGGGTCTACGCCATAATCTGCTAATTTAATTAAATTCTCATTATAATCACTAGAAAGAGCATGTTTAGAGTATCCTTCTAAATTTTCAAATTTATCTCCTAAACCTTCAAATGATGAGAACATTTCTTGTATAGCTTTATTACCATCATCATAGAAATTCCTAAATGCTTGTATAGTCTCTGGAGAATTGGCTTCATAAAATTTAGTTAGGTCTTTTATCTCCTTTAATTGCTCTGCAGAATATAATGAAGGTCTTGCAACTTTATTACTTAATTTTTCAACATCAAAATTATCTAATAATCTATCCCAGTCATCACTAAGTTTTAACATACCATTTTCAGTTTTAGATATATTTTGTAATAATTTATCAGCATCAGATTTACGTAAATCTACTGTTAAATCTTTTAATCTATTAGCTATCTCATCACTATATTTTACAGTACCATTTTGTGCACCATTTATAACATCTCTTAATGATATTTCATTTGTCACATCAATAATTTTATTAATATCTTTTGAGACTTCTGCTTTAGTTTTACCTAATTTAGTAGCAGCATTATCTAAAAGATTATCAAGAGTTTTAGCATTTTCCTCAAGATACATTCTAGTCATGGCTTCTTTTGCATCATTTAATTTTTGAACTTGTCTTGCATTTTTAGATAATTTAGTTGAGAACATAGTTGTTATATTATTCTTTAACCCTTTATAAGCTTCAAGTAATGATGTTCCATCTCCCATTTTACCTAATTCACTTGCCCACTCAGCGTCAGGCATAGCATATTTAGTACCTTTAAGGTCATCAATTTTAGTGAATAACTTTTCTAAACTTGTATCTGCAAGATTAGCAGCACCTTTAATACCTTTTTTAGCAGTTTGTCCAAGCCATTGTGTAGGTGATATAAATTTAATTGCATCACTAGCAGTATCTGCAACATTAGCTACTTTTGCCACATCACTTGCAGTATCTGCAACCTTAGCTATATCTGAAGCAGTATTAGCAGCCTTTGCCACATCACCAACTGTATCAAGAGCCTTAGCACCTTTAGCAGCAGCTGATACTGGTATTAATGGCAAGTCCATTGGGTCTAAAAATACATCACCTGCAAAGCCAAGAACATCTACTAAATCAAGTTTACCTTTTTCATCATCAAATAAATCAGTATTCATTAAAATATCTTTAAATTGTGTTTCTTTTTTACCAGTAATTCCTTGTCCAGCACCTTCTAGGAAGTCACCACCTTGTTGTAAACTTTCAATTCCACCAAACAATGCTTGTTGTGGTCTATTTATAAGTTCAAACATATCAAAGATAAAGTTTTGGTCTTGTTTTAGATTTAAAGCCTTTTCTAAAGCATTTCTTGTATCAGTAATTTGTTCAGGGTCGACACCACCAGCAGCAAGTCTGGCTTTATAATTATTAAGTGTGCCTTGAGCTGTGGCTAATGGAGACTTACTTGATTTGTTTCCATAAAGTATTTTTTCATATTCATCATATTTTCCAGCCATACTTACATCAACCCCTTTCTATTTTTTACCATATAGCAAATCATATAAATCTGTGTATTCCATACCACGCACATCACTTCTTAGTTTATTTAACTTATTTTGTGTGGTATATTCCATAGCACCTGGAATACTAAGTATATTATAATCAGTAATAATTTTATTTAATAAGCTATCTGAACTTTCTCTTCTTGCTTGTCTATAATTTTGTATATTGGTTAATTTGTTTTGTAAATTTTCTATTCTAGGTTGAGTTGTTTCTAAAAGTAAGTTATTATTGTATCCACTAACAGCTTCTTTAGCTGTAGCTATTGGAACATCTAGATATTGATACAAGTAAGCAACTTTATCTGTGTCACTAAGGTCTGTACTTGACAATGTGTCAGCAATTAATCTTCTTCTTTTTAATTCATCTGCCTCTGCTTGGTCTTTTTTAGCTTGTTTAGAGCTTCCACCACCACTTCTTGCTCTACTTGCAGCTCTTTGAGCAGCACTTTCTGAAATACCTGCTATCAAGTTAGCATATTGTTGAGCATTAGCAGCTTCTTTATCAGTTAGTCCACCTAAGTCTCCAGCCAAATCTCCAGCTAAAGAGCTTTGTTTTTGTCCTAAATTCATAGTACCTTCAGTTAAACCTTCTATACTAGCATTATTTACTGCTAGTAAATCAGCAAGGGCTTTGTCAACATCCTCACCTTTTTGTTGTACATCTACTTGAGTAACCAAATTACCAACACCACTCGTACTAAGACCTCTGTTAGCAAGGTCTATGTTTGCATTTCTCATTCTATTAAAACTTTGATTTTGAATTGCGTTCATAGTATTTGCATAATCTAGTTGTGCATTTTCAAAGTTCCTTGCTAACTTGTCTTTTAATGTATTAAAATCATTTGCTAGTTTATTTATATTAGTTTGATAAATGTTTTGAGTAACAGTTCTTTGAGGTTCATATTGACCTGTTTCCCAATTTCCAACTAAATTCTCTGCATACTTTTTATATTTTGCCATAATCTACCTCCTCGTTAAAGAGTTATATAGATAATTATAAAGGGCATTTGATGTAGGACCAGCTATCGTTTTTGCAAAAGTATTAGAAAGTAAATTAGAAGAACTTTTAGTTGGTGTAACCCAAGGTGTTTGTGGACCATAAGCTCCAACAACACTTCTACCAATTCCTATAGAGTTCAAGTAATCAGCAGCTTTAGCATCATTTCCACCCATTCTAGCTCTATACTCTTTAATAGCAGCCTTATAACTCTTTTCAGTTGGGTCAGTTCCAGCTATCTTTAGTAAATCAGCATTAAGTTGTTTAATCTCTGCATTCTTAGCGTCTCTAGCTTGTTGTGCTAGTAATCTATTTTGATATGCAGCTGCAGCAGCAGCATCTCTTCTGGCTTGAATTTGTTCTGCTAATTGTGCAACAGCAGCATTGTAAGCATTTCTACCAGCAGCCTCTCTAGCTCCTATATCAGCAAGTGCTGCTTGTAATGTATTTTGTGCTGTTTCTAAATTAGTATTATATTCATTAGTTCCAGTTCTCTCAGTAGCCTCTAATTCATTCATAGTTCTATAAAATGTATTAGCAAGATTTGAATATTGTCTACCTGTTTCCATTCTATTACCTAGTTTACTTAACTCTGCAAGACCGCCACGTAGCCCACGAGATGCTAAATCTTGAGCATTTTGTCTATTTTGCATATAAGCATTTTCACTAATAGTACTTCTACCTGAACCAAAATCAGTTCTTGCTCTTTCCCTATTACTAGCAATAGTGTTTAGTAAATCATTATAAGCATTTTGAAACGAAGTTCTATTTGTATTATAAACTTGATTTGCTATTTCTCTTTCTTTATTTAACCCAGATAAATTAATATAATCTTCTACCTTACCTAATCTACTCTGAGCTTCTTTTTTAGCACTAGCCATAGAATAATCACCTTACCTTTCTTATATTATATCATATTTTATTTACCTTTGAAAGTCCAACCTAATGCGTGAGCTGTAGCCTTCCCCACTATTCCATCAACAGGTTTTAGTTTTTTAGATTTTTGATAATTTTTTACTTTTTGCTTTGTCTTTTCGCCAAAAACCCCATCACAAGTTAAACCACCTAAAGTTTTTTGTAATTCTTTTACATCACTACCTTTGCAACCTTTTTTAAGTACTCTTGTTAAATTATATTTATTATTAAATTCTAATGGTATATAAATAAAACCTTGAAAATGATAAGTTCCACCCATTGAATATGGTTTCTTTAATGTCTTAATATAAAATCTACTTCCACCATAAGCACTATTTGATGTAACTATAGTTCCATCGTTTTTAATTTCTTCTACAATGGCAACATGTCCAGCCCCATCTTTATCATCATGAGTTTCACCTTTTCTCCAACATATTACTGCTCCTAATTTTGGTGTTTGTCCTCTTTTATAACCGTCTTTTGTGTGTAAATACCAATTTTCAGCATTACCTGTAGAAAGGTTAGGTTTCTTACCTAATAGTTCTCTCCAACGCCCCCAAGCGTATCCGACACAATTTGGAAGACAAGAATTACCTTTAATTAACATACAATAATTATAACCGCCTTTAGTGTTTTTTATCCAATTTTTATCGGTTGTGCTTGGTGCTGTAAGTCTAGGACTATATTTCATCTTCTTCATCCCCAGTCAATTCATCTGTATTAAATGTTGTCTGTTCTTCAATTCCGATTTCAAATATCTTACCACCTACTAAATACAAACCAATAACACCTATTAGGACTGCTATTGTATCTGTAATCTTATCTAAATGCCAATTCCATATAGGACTTAAACCTATAATTAAAGCATTAATCATAGCAAGTATGTTCATTGTGTATTTTGAAATTTTTTTAATTTTCTCTCTCATATATTTCACTCTCCTTATTTAGTTAGTAGGGCTACAATAGCACCTATTATAGCACCTACTATTCCAGTTAATACACTTGTAATAACTGTTTCCCATCTTTTTTCTGGTTTGCTTTCTAAAGTATCTACTTTATCAGCCAATTTATTGTGGTCAGCTCTTAAATATTTAGTCTCTGTTGCTAATTTCTCTACGGAGACTGTTAGTTTATTTATGGTTTCATAAATCTTTTCAAGTTCGTTGACCCTTTTCTCTAGAGTATCAAATTTTGTCTCTATAAATTTTAAATCTTTTTCATCCACATTTCTCACCTCACCTACATTATTAATTTAATTTGTTTTTTAGTTCCGTTAAGTATAGCTTCTTGATATTTTGTTGTACTTGGTGTAAACCCATATTTTTCACCATACCCTCCATATTCTAAAAAACTATTAGTCATTAAATAATATTTATCTTTTTGTACTAGAGTTTTGTGTTGATAATCTGGTACAAATATTGTGTTTCTTGTCATTATAGGGGTATGAGTGTGTCCCATTACATATAAATCTGCAATTACTTTATCACTCATCTCGACTAGGTTATTGATTTTTCCACCATTTTTACGCCCACCACCGTAGCCGTGTATTCCTGTTATAGTGTACATTACAGGTCTACCTTTATTACAGTGACCAAATGTTAAATATAAATACCACCACCCTTCACTAAATCTATCTTCTATATGAAGTTGTTTAGCAACAAGTTTTATTATATCTATCCCATCTTCTTTTAATGTCCTATTTTCATGGTTACCTGGATGTATTACGAGTATTCTGTCTTTAATTGGTTCTAGTAAATCACATAATTTTAAAATTTGGAGAGTTGGGGAGAGTACTTGTGCATAAGTATCTCCCACACTTGAAGTTATAGCATTGTCCATCAAATCTCCGTTAAGTATGATAAAAGTATTTGGGCTTTCTTTTACTTCATTTAAAACTTCCTTAATTAATTTTAAATTACATAATTGGTCTCCTATATGGAAATCACTTAAACATAATAATTTTATTTCTTTAAAACTTCCCCCTAAATCTCTTTTTATAACTTTCATATTTACCTACCCATGTTTTACTCTATCTTTTACTTCTTGTTTTTTAGCATTGTTAAATCTGTCTAATGTTCCTACTAAATATCCAGTAATTCTTCTTATTCTTTCAAATTTTACACCTTTTCCTACTTTCATGCTAAGTCCTCCAAGGCACTTGCATTAATAACAAAAGGTAAGTCATTGTTTATTTGGCTTAAATTTGTCATACCATCTTTTGAATAAGCATTGTATATATTCTCTAATTGTTCTGCTAGTGTTCCTGTTATTTGTGTATATGTTGGTGTGGCTAGGACATAATCTACAATTAAATTATGGGTTGTCAACCAAGTTTTAAAATCATCAGCACTTGTATAACTATTATCTAAAATGTCTAATGATAAGGTATTATCATTTCTTAAATAAGCGTCATATAAAGTTCTATTATCTTGATTTTGTATTCCCTTATAATAATTTGTATAAATAACGACATTTTTCATATAATTGCTCATAGGGTGTCTTAATAAATAATTATTGTTTCCTAATGAGTGTATAGTCCACTCTTCTGTTCCATCTAATACTACTTTGCCTATTGCTTTTTTAATATACCATTGATTAGAGCCATAAGGTTCAAATGTTGTTGCTTGGTTTCCTAAATTAAACATAGGTTCAGTAATTGTTGTTGTTCCAGCAGTATTTAATTGAATTGCTATTCTTACATATTTTGTATTAGTTAATGTTGTTGCAACAATTGTATAATCATCTGGATATATTCTATTTGCACCACCTAAATATGTTTTATTACTATCATAACAACTAAAAGTTATTCCTAAACCTGTTCTAATTGAACTTGATTTATATGTATAATCACTATTTGCATTTACCTCTATATAATCACTAACAATTCCTCTATAATTTGCATTTGTTGTAAATGTTATTGAACTTTCAGTATAACTTAAAGCAGTAGTATTACTAGCATATCCTAATACACCATCATCTAATCTACCTTTTACTATTTGTGAATTGTCTATCAAATTCTTTCCACTTGTTCTTATAAACGTATCTTCATAGGTGCTTATTTTTGAATATTCTATTGGTGTGATATATTCTATATATGGTTGGGCTGTGCTTCCCTCATTTAACATTATGTTATCTCTGTTTACCTCATTACCACCAACATTTGTTGAATATGATAATCTATAATATTTAAAACTACTAGGTGTTGTAAATGAATTATTATAATACCCATTTCTTGTTAATTCTGCACTACTCACAAATGTTTGACTACTATCATAGAAAACTACATTTGCTTGAAAAAACGAACTTGAAGATACCCAAGATAATGTGTAAGTTGTATTTGGTTTTAAATTGTCCTCAAATGGTGTACATTTCCAACTATTATTTGGAGAAGTAGAGCCATTAGTTGTATTTAAAAATTGTTCTCTTATAGTATTAACATTAAATTTATTTAAGCCACCAAGATATACCTCTGCTTCTTGTGATACACCATTTCCATTACTTACTACTATCTTATTACTTCCACTTATACTATGTATATTTTGTGGAGAAGATGGTGTTGGTGTTCCACTTTGGCTTAATT